GAAGAATCATCTGGGATTGAAGCAGTAGCAAATTTTAAGAAGCTACGCCAAGTTAGATAATTTGTGTCATTCCAGAATTGACCAATTCTAACTGTTGTGCTCCCAATATCAAACGCAAACGATGTGGCATGAGCAGTTGCATAGGTGGGGTCAAGGCCAAAAATATATCCGTCTGCCGTATCCCCCAAATAATCAGGGTCAATCGTCACCGGATAGACCGCATCTGCCAGCCACGAGACGGGAAAGCCGGTATAGATATATTGAATCCCCCCAACTGTGCGCGCGTATCGCTTGCATGGGGCTTCGTTCCCGTTCGCGTCTCTCGCGCGCGGGGGCGGGAACATAAAACCATCAGCACTGAAATCATCCAGCCAGCCATCGGGGAATAAGACACCGGAGATTGCCGTCTCCAACACCAGCCAGTCGCCAGCCCCTGCGCCTGTGCCGGTTGGGAGCGCCGAGATAACGATCTCTTCACGCAGTCCCGTTTCGGTAAGGGTGAGTACGCGTTTCCAAACCCCAGTCTCGGCAATGATCTGGTCGTCGGAAATCAATCCGTTCGGAATGGTTTTGATTGACGAGAACGCCTTGGTGGTCGGATTGAGTATTCCAATGCGGGTGCTTATGTGCGAGTACGTGCCTCCGTCCACGCGTACCAGGCCATTCTTAGACAGGCGCGTTCTAAGCCCAGGCGCGCCGTACTCTGAACCGATGGCAATCAGTTTGGTATCTAGCGGCTTCCATAAGCCATCGGTATCTTGAAAATGGCAGGGCGCGCCGGTGAAATTAGCTTCGACCTGGCCCCCAGGTAGTTTGAAATGGATAGAATGCTTTGACCGTAATGCAACCGGTAAAGCAGCTCTATCAGGATTACGTGTCAGGAAGTCAGCACACCAGTTAGCCATATGACACCTTGAGATTGCTTCGCTTCGCTCGCAATGACATTAGGCCTCCTCGGTCTTGGCTACACAATCCCACTTACTATCTGTGGAATTGTAAATAAAACCGACATACAAAGTCTTAGAGATCGTGGTAGTGGTGGGAAGGGCAACACCCAGGGCGCGGTAGATAGCGTTCCACGAAAGCGCGCGGGCGGTGGCATTGTCTTTGATTCTGATGATCAATTTTTGACCATTGGTAGGAGTGCCAGACGGCGCAGCGAAAGCAGCGGCTTCGGCCTGGGCGGTAACAGTATATAAATCCGAGTCATCGGCGGTGGGTGTGGGCGTGGCGTGTGATGCAACGGTACCAACACGTGAGGTGATACGCTTATTGGTCAAAGTTTGGATGAACGCCGCAAAGACGAAAAAATCGGTATCGGTAAGCAGAGGCAGGGTAACAATCCTATCTGCTGTAAGTTCAGAGACAGCAAGAACATACTGATGATCAGCAGAAGTATCCTGAATTTCGAGAGTTTTCGGCACGGTCATAGTGCCGGTGAACGTAGGCGATGCGGTGGGAGCTGCACCCAATGTAGCGAGTTGAGCGGCTGCATTTGCGTCATCCAGGATGGCACGGCCAGCAGCGGTGCAGGCAATTTCTTCAACGTCACCTGCGCCCGCTGTGGAGCGGCCGAGAAGTTTATCTGTGGCGGACACATGCTGCATCTTGGCATAAGTTACGGTTTCAACGGCGTCTGGCATTGCACCCAGAGTAGCGAGTTGTGCGGCTGCATTTGCGTCATCCAGGATGGCACGGCCAGCAGCGGTGCAGGCAATTTCTTCAACGTCACCTGCACCCGCAGTGGAGCGACCAAGAACCTTATCAGTGGCCGACACATGCTGCATCTTGGCATAAGTAACGAGTGCATCAGGTAAGGCATGAACATGATCCCTGCGGGCTGCGATCAACTGAGTACCTTCTGCGGCTGCGCCAATATCTTCGGGATGAGTAGCATCGAACAAGGGTTTGTTGGTATAAGCCGTCTCTGCATTGACAAGACCTACCACATTCATCAGAGTTGCTGCTGGCGCGGTAGCCTTCAATAAAAGGCCATGAGCAGTTGTACTGGCATTCAAATCTGTATTATCGTCTGGAGCAGTGGCATCATCAAGTTTTACACCAGCTCCAGCCGGAACGGACCAGGTTGCATCTGCCTTCAGATACTTGCCAGCAGCGGTATCACCAGCACCTGGAGCAGGGACAAGACCTTTAGTGCCACCAGCACCAGCATCACCAACCACATCAGGAGTAATCTGATGAACATGATCTCTACGAGAAGCAATGAGCTGAGAACCTTCTGCGGCAGTGCCAAGATTTTCAGGATGAGTCGCATCGAACAAGGGTTTATTGGTGAGCGCAGTCTCGGCATTGGTGAGGCCGAGAAAATTCATTAAAGTTGCGGCGGGTGCAACTAACTTTGGAGCCAATCCATGTTTAGTTGTACTGGCATCGAGAGTAGCATTATCAGCAAGAGTAATAGCTGCTTCAACGATAGCAGCACCATCGCCACCGGCATGGTCATGGGCATCACCACCGGTAACGCCTTTGGCGGCAACGGCAAAGATAGCCTTGAGGGTGGACCAAAGGAACTGCTTCATAGTGCCGCCCGCGCCATCGGTGACATCACTTACATCACGAATGACGAAAGCATCACCAACAGCAGGCTCGACGGCAAGCTCTGTATCAGCGGAATATTTACGGTCTGCCATATTACACCTAACCTAGAATGTGTTTAGAAACACCATCTTCGAGAAGATGATAAGAAACTCCATCTTCCAAAAGGTGAAAATAATTAGTAACTGCACCACCTGAGATCGAATTCCAGGCGGAACCATCCCAAACATAGAAAACCAATCCTACGGTATCAAAGGCGAACACCTTACCAGCAATCTCAGCGACAGGCGGAATGACAACAAGAGCAAGATGATCGTGCTCATCCACGGCTTCAGCCAGGGCCTGAAGATTACTAACGGCAGGGGATAGGACTTTGTCGAAGCCGGTGTTGATAAGTGGGATAAAACCGAGTTGATCTTCGGTTGACATCAGATAGCACCACCTTCAGTGACACCGAAAATATCAAGTAACCTGGCTTGCCATTGCCAGGAGGGAGAAAGACTTGAATTGAAAAGCTCGACGAACTTGGTCGGCCACATCAGGAAATTACCTATATCCAGGACGGCATAAATAGCATCGAAATCAAGATACTTAAGATTGGGGGCAATGTTCTGAACAATCCAATTCTGCGTATCAGTCCAACTATATCTAGCAGGATGAGCAGCGGTGGAGTGAAGGAAGCCGAGGTTATGAATGGGTTTATCAGTTCCACCGGAAGTATGCAGCACATTACTTTCATCCTTCGAGTACAAAGTCTTCTCATGGAAAGAGCCATGACCTGGGGGAGCTATCTTATTGGATTGGAACAAAGTATAGCCAGCAGGGAAAGCGGGGGCGGTGGTTTTGGCTTGAAAGAAGTAGAGACTATCGGCGTCATAATCTGTGGCGAAGATCAAATACTTTTGGCGCAGTAGAGCGAAAAAAGACTTGGCGTTACTGATCACAAGAGATTTGCCAGTGGGAAGGAACTGATAAGAAAGCCAGGCAGCAGCCGGAACAGCATGGACAACACTAAAACCGAACTGAGTACAGACGGTGGAGATAATGCTGGAATAAGTCACATCACCTGGCGTGGAGAAATATTCATTGGGGAAGACATGGCCTTCGAGGGTGCGGATGTAGTTTTCATGGCGATCATAGGTGGGCCAGTAGGAAGAAGAAGAAATGATATTGGGGACACCATCCACCAGAATGCCGCGTTGGATACGGAACATATAAAAGTCATCCCAGTAAGTAGGGTCATGGAAAACCACCTTTGCAGTCAGCCCATTGAGGACGAACTCGATGACATCGGTAGTTTCAAACATAACCCACGCTCTATCAACGTCCATCAGTTGTACGTTGAAGTACGGGATGAAATTCCCGCTGTTCATGGCGGCGAGTAGATCGGGATCAAGTGGCCTGGACATAGAACGTCACCTTCGGGGCATTTTACTATTTACGATTTGCGATTGACGGGCGCAGAGTAAAGGAGGAGATTGCTTAGTTGGGTTTCGATAAGGCAGAAAAGCACTGCCTACTCAACCCTCCTCGCAATGGTTGCCAAATGGTCGCCACCCTCAAAGAACGGGGGCACGAGGGCGCGACCACCTTCGGCGCGACCACCTTTAGGAGCAACCACTTTGTGACACTACGGGCTACTATTCGGGAAATCAGGCAGGCAAATGCGGACACCTGGCTCGATGGTAAGGAATGCCGTAAAAGAGGAAAGATACTCAGTTGCAAGAAGCTTATACATCTTCACCACATCCGGGTTCATATTGATTGTCTCGATGCGGTCGAGGGCGCGCATTTGGGCGGCGCGTCCGGCTGCGCCGACGTGGATAAAAGGTTCATCAGCGGCGGGGAGAGTGGTGCCGGCTGCGGCATCGAGATCGTCAATGGTGTGGATAGCCGAATAGGAGATCTGCAGGACTTCACCGGCACTGACTTCCGATCTTGTCTTGATGACCCACTGTTCATCGCGTTGGTAGGCATCAAAATAAAGATCCGTGATGCTATCCGGATCCTCATCGTACAACTCAACATTTGTGACGTGGCGGGCGATGAAATCTGAGGGGAGAATATGAACGCCGGTTGTGGCGATCACAGGAAATTGGTAAGTGCGAATTAGCGGACGGCGGGAGGAATACTCAGAGAGCGCCCATCGTAGAGCCTGATCCACGTCATTGTTGCTGAAGATAGCAAGGCCAGCATCGGAAAGAAGTGCAAGAACGGAAACACGGAAGGCGGCAAGAGCGCTCATGGATTATTACCTTTCTTCAATCGATTTACGAAATCAGACAAAGGACAAACAGTACACTCGGCACTGCCATAATGGATATCAAGGTCTTCCTGACAAAGAAAACAAGAGGATTGAATAAGGTCTAATAACCATTTTGAAATCCAGGACGGAACGGGCAATCTACCACCTGGCTTACAATTTCTTTTTGCAAGTCTATAAGAATGGCGGGCGGCTGCCCATTCCGAATGGTTCACTATCTGGTAACCGGTTTAGCGCGCGGCTTCCTTTTGGGAATAGGTTTAGCTTTGGCGGCGGTTTTGACGAACTTCATAGCATCTTCCATGTTATGAATAACCGGCTTGACCGCATCCAAAACCTGATCACGATTGAAGGTCATCAGGGGACCTTGCTCGAAAACGATCACTACCTCGTCAGGGGTAATCTTCCAAGCGATGGGGGTCATATTGACCTTACCGGAAAGTGCAAGAACCAGGGCAGGAACATTTTGAATAGTCATGGCTGAACCCATATTAGACAAAATAAATTTTGTCTTACTTTCTGAGGTTGGGAAAGCGGGTGTTCAGGAAATCGTAGATGCCGCTGGTGGTAAGGCCGATGGCAAGGCCGAAAAAGATGACGGCCATCCAGCCGGCATAATCTATTGGAAGGCCCAGGGTGAGCTTGTAGGCGACACCCAGGATCAGGCCGAGCAGGAGCGAACAGATCGTGAGAACCCGATCCTTTAGGCCGAAGACCTTCAGGAACTCGATCAGGCCGAAGATGACGGCGATGAGGGGAATGCCGCCGATCAGGAGGGAGGAGAAATCTTGCATGGTAGTTTCCTTTCTACATGGGCAAAATGAATTTTGCCATACGGGTTGGTTGCCCCTGGCGGAGGAGGTGCCGTCAGGGGCAATCCGAACTATGGTGCGTCTGCGCGTGGACGGTGCGCTTACGCTCAACGGATTGGGCGCTACAATCTCAGGGTGAAATTGGCGACCGCGCCCAGGAACTTACAGGTACCGCCGCCCGCACCTGCGACAATCGTATCTTCAAGAAGATAGTAGCAATCGTTGTCAACCCATTCGGGAATAGTGAGAGTCACGACTTGCTTGACTTCATCTACGGCGTGGCTGGCTGTGGCTGCGACACTATCGGTCTTGGTAATGGCGTCAACGACTGCAACACCGAGGTCTGCGCCGCGTGTGACCCTGTTCAAGACGAAAGTATGACTGGTAAATTCGGCAGTTCCGTTGATGAAATCCAATTCGACAGATACCAGTTTGGCTCCCTGGAGTGCGCGGGCATTGGAAGGGATCATGATCGGAATGGTAACCAACGTGGTTTCATTGGCTGCACCACGGTTTACGGAAATCGAGCCTGCGACTGCACCAGCGGCATGAGTGATAGCTGCTGTGGCTGAAACGATATGGAACAGGGTAGGCGGGATGTATTGGGAAGCGTGAATGTTATGTATCATGTGATTTGCTCCTTACATGCGCGCCGTGAAGTTTGCGACTGCGCCAAAGACGTCAACGGTTACGGCTGCGCCACAACCAAAGGTGAACTCGCACAAGTAATATTCATCGTTATCGATCCACACGGGGGTCGTGAGGGTGACAACGATCTTGTGTTCGTCGTGTGCGGCTGCGGCGACGGCTGCGACTAAGTCCTGGGTGATGGTCGGATGAGTTGCGGTGACGGCTGCACCATCAGCGCCACGCACGATCTTATGCAAGACTGCGGTGACAGTGGCGGCGGCTGCCGTTTCGCACTCATAATCCAGCTCGATGCTGGCAAGTTTAGAACCTTGCAAGGCAATCGAGTTGGAGGGGATCATGATTGGGACGGTCACAACGGCGTTTTCGGTATTGGCTCCCTTGTGTTTGGCAATGGTACCTGAGACATCACCGGCGGTATCAGTCCATGTGCCTGTGACGAAGTGCATGGCAGTATAGGGGATGTACTGAGCGAAGTGAATGTTATGTATCATGTGATATGCTCCTTACACCCGCAGGGTGAAATTGACAACAGCGGCGAGGACTTCAACCACCACATCAGCACCACAAACGAAACTGAACTCGCACAAGTAATAATCGTCATTGTCGATCCAGACTGGGGTGGTGAGGGATACGGTAAGTTTGTGCTGGTCATGTGAGGCTGCATCGGTGGCTGCGGCAAGGTTCTGGGTGATGGTTGGATGGGATGCGACCTGAGGAACGGTGTCTGCTGTGCGCACGATTTTGTGCAAGACTGCGGTGACACTGGTAGCAACGTCTGTTTCCAATTCATAATCCAATTCAATGCTGACAAGTTTTGCGCCTTGCAAGGCAATCGAATTGGACGGGATAACGATCGGGACGGTGACCACGCCGGTCTCGGCGTTTGCGGTCTTGCGTTTGCTGATGGTTCCGGCGACGTAGCCGGCTGAGTTAGCCCATGTGCCTGTTACGAAAGACATGGCAGTGCATGGGATGTACTGGCTCATGTGGACATTATGTAACATAGATTTTCTCCTGAGAGGCAAGGCATTGGACTTCGCCCGGCCACACTAATTCGGGGGGAGGGACTACGCGTCGTCCCTCCCCAAAGGGTTATTGTAGTTACACTACATTTTCCTTATGCAACGGGCGGAAGTCACCGATGCACAGGGCAAGGAACTGGCGGACCTTCAAGCGATGTTCGTCATTCATGAACACGGCCGGGTCAGTCTCATTGCTGGCGATGTAGATTTCTGGCACAAGGCCGAAGCGTTCGCCGAGAATGATGGACGGGGCGAGATTGGGATCGCAGACAGCGGCCCAGGCGTTATCGTGTGTCCATTCGGGGACGACCAGCGGGACGACAAGACCTTTGAGCAAGTTTTCGGCATGAACGGTGGCGGTGACATCCCAGGCGTTCAAGAACGCATCGAAAGCGGTCTTGCGAAGCGCGCGGGGAACCAGGCAGAAGCGAGGCTCGATAGCGAGCTTCTTACCCGTGCCGTAGTAACCAGTATCCCACTTGATGAGCATGGGCTGGTTATAGACGGCTGCGGCGACCACATCCCACTGAGCGGCGGCGAGGGCGGTGGTGAGTAGGTTGGCATGACCGGTCGCGGCGGTAACGGCGGTGGCATTGAACAGAGCGCCACCATCGGCCATGACAGGACCGGCTTCGGAGTTTTGGGTGAAGATGGCGGCGACCTGCTCGGAGATATTGCGCATGGCGGCATTGCCGAGTTCGATGGCATAGAGACGCAATTTGCGAGTCTCATCGCGGTCGATGGCTTCGAGAGTGAGCGGGATATAGCCGCCGTACTTGGTGAAAGAAGCGGTTTCGGGGCTGTCACCTGTGGCGAGTTCGGTGTACTCGGCCTGTTCTGCCACGGATGGCAGGCTGCCGATGGTGCCGATCAGAGTACCGGTGATGGCATTCAGGTTGTTGAAATGTTCCACTGTGACGATGGACTTCCACCAGTCATAACCGGCCTTACCCATAGCTTCAAAAGAATTCACAATGATCTTGTTCAAGGCGTTCTTGACAAGACCGGTGAAATCGGCGGTGGTACCGCCCAACTGAGCACGCACGGGATCATAACCTCCGTGCATGTCATAGTCGCCGGTGAGCATGAGATAGGCTTCACGGATGCCTGTCAAGCGGGGAACTTTCATGGCGACCTTATCCGCATCCCTGGGCGCACCCAGGAGATCATCGAAGGCGGCCTGGAGTTGGTCGGCGGAATTTACCATGCTGTTGATGCGACCGGGTCCCTGCACAGAACGGGAGGCGGTGGTGATCGAGAGCAAAGCACGGTCGTCTTCGATCCGCTTTTGCAAGGTTTCAGGATCGAAGTAACTATCCTTGAAGTCTTCGCGGATGCGGGTTTGCCAGGGTTCGGGCAAACGTGAGGCGGCGAGTGCAGTTTGAAGCAAAGCCTGGCACATGCCGATCTGCAATTTCTCGGCGGATGCGTTGGAGGCTTCGAGTTTAGCCAAAGCGTCCTGCGCTTGAAGGCTATTGACGACTGCCTGAGCACCTGCGGCCAGCTTGCTGAGTGTTTGCTCGGTCTGGCCTGCGGTGGGGTCGGCAGGTGGGATGAGGGAAGTGATTGGATCGGTCATGGATGTTACTCCTTCAGATTGGAGCACGCGAACGAATTTACCGCCGCGTGCGGGGTGCGTGACGATATCGAGGCTCTTGACCTTGATGATCTCTAGTACGGTCTTATCTTCGACACGCATGAGGATGTCGGCGGAAAGGCCGATGGGAAGTTCCGGATGGGCAAGGGCGGCTTCAGCCACGTCGCGAACGACCTGGGAGGCGGGACCGGTGGGAGAAAGAACAGCACGGATACCCTGCGCGATAACATCCCAGGTAGGATCAGACAGGATACCACCCAGATCACGCACGGAATGATTCCCTGGCATGTGGTCGGTGTAACATTCTGCCTTATCCCATAGGAACTGACTGGCTTGCAGGACGGCTGGCTGGAAGATCCAACCGTTGCCGATACCGGCTGTGATAGCGATCACTTCGATGCCCTTGCCGGAAGGGACGGCTTGCAGCTGCATGGTAATTGGTGTATCTGACATGTTACTCCTTTGAGGACGAAATAAATTTGGTTGCCAAGAACGCAACCACTATGTCGTCCTACGATTTACGGCCTGCACGCGGGCGGGGCGCATGGCTGGGGGCCGGCGCGTGCTGGCTCGATGAAGGCAATTGCTCTTGAAGTGGAAATGACAAATTATCAATAAGATATTCTTTCAATTCAGCGTAAGACTGTTTGAGATACTTCCATCCATTCTTACGTTGCCACTGAAGTTGAAGATCATCCATTAGCATGATTTCTTCAACAGCATCGAAGATTTTCAAAGGCATAATAATTACTCCTTGAATGGGTCTTCCGGTTCTTGGGGTTGAGGTTTAGAAGCACCTCCGCCACCGCCGCGGATATTGACCGGAGCGAACTCGCCGATCTTATCGGGCGGTAATTCAGCTATGAAGCGATAGACCAGGCGGATGAACTCATTCTCGTCAACCAGTTTGGCGTTATAGATAGGGGCGAAGCCGGTGACGAAGCGCTGAAGGGCGAGGGCGAGGATGGAATTATCGCGTTCGGTGATGTCAGGGACGATGATGCGAATCTCAGCTGAGGGTGTAATATGTGAGTCATACTGATGACGAACGATCAGGGCGGTACGAAGGACACCCAGCAAGACATTACTAAGATAATTTTGGCGGTGTTTGAAATGCTTGAAGGTGGGAGTACCGGCCGCTTCGGCGGTGGTGCGGGTACTCTCTTCCGGCTCGGCAAGATAGTGGAGTGGGATGCCTGCACCAATGGCAATCATTCGCTTTAAAGCAAGTCCATCCGCCCCGGCCTCGAAGGCGGCCAGGTTGGGGAAAAGAGCGGTAAGGGTTTCGTTCGGGTCCAGGCCGAGCACGCCGCCGGATTTCTTGGGGAGTTTGGCGGCGAAGTCGCGCATGTACTTCTCTTTTTCCGCCTGGCTGGTGAATGGGCGCTGGAGGACGAATGAGAACATCTGCCGGAAGTAATTGAGGCGGGCGCGGTCTTCAAGCCACTGACGATAAAGACCAATCCAGTAAAGGATAGGAGCCAGGTCGCTTTCGCCAAAGGATGCGCCGACAGCGCGTTCGAGCGGGAAATGCAGAACCGCCCCACCCCCGCCCTCCCCAAATCCAAAACCAGATTTGGAGAGGGAGAGAGAAGGCCAGGGGTTTTCGTCCATCTCATCGCGCTTGTAAAGCAGCTCCTGGCGGTAGTCATTCTCGGCGGTCTGGATGACGGTGATAGTTTCGGAGGGCAGTGCGCGCACGTAGATCATCCCGCCTTCGTCCACGGAAAACAGGATGAACAGATCGCCGGTGCGCCAGGCTTCATCCGCCCATTCGGGGAGCTGCTCGGTCAGGTTATTGAGCGGATGGTTCCAGAACAAGCTAAGGAACTTCTGAGCGCGCGCATTAGTTGTTTGGAAAGCAAAACCATCGCCAATGACGAACTCAGTGGTGAGCTGGATGATGCGGCGGGCAATGGGGTTCGAGCGCCAGGCATTGATCGCCTGGTCGAGTATCTTCTTGCGGTCATAGGAAAGCCGATCCCTGAAGTTGCTATCCCATGCAGCGGAGCCGAGGGTGATTGTGTTCTCGGTCTCTTTGACGGCGAGGGTGGTTTGAACGATCTTCTTAGACATTAAAACTCCACTTCGGGAGGGATATACCCCGTCCCTACAAGAGGATCGAAGCCTTCATTGGCTTCAACGGCGGTCTGCGCGCACCACTCCATGCGATCCAGGACGGCGACCAAAGCATCCGCGAGAACGTAGTCGTCATGGATCAATTCCCCTGTGGGGCCGCGTGCGCCTTCGGGCACGCCCCAGCGCATGGTCTTGGTGGGACCTATGAGTATCTCGGACTGGCAGGCGTCATATTGGGCGCGCACGGCATCGGTGGGGCACAGATCACGGAAGCGGCCAGTATTGATGACACCCAGGAAGCGATAACCGATATCCGACTTCTCCGGCCTGGTGAACTTGACTGGGATCACACGCCCGGGAAAAGCCTTATCCAGAAGTGCCCACAAACCTTCGCCTACGCCGGTGGCATCCATGACGATGTGCATCGGGTTCCAGGCTTCAGCCAGGGCTTTGATCTGGCCGAAGACAACCAGGTGATTTAGACCGAGCCACTGCAAGCGATGGGCAACGCGATAGGTAGGGGCTTGCAAGGTTGCAAGAGTGGACAGATCGAGATCCACGATCGTTAGCGAGACACTATCCCGGCCCGGGTTCTGCAGTGGGGCGTCATCATCGAAGGCCATGCGGGATTCATCCTGGCCGGCTACGTCCAGCAAGAAGACGCAGGGCACACCTGGCAGGGGATGATCATGGGCGGGCTGATCGCCGGTCATCAAGGCGCGGCGGGTCGGGTTGAACATACCGGCCTGGGCATCGATCTCTTCGCAGAAATATTGCGTCTTGACAAGTGGATGCTGGCGGCCGTGTTTGCTGATCACGCCGGCCACGAAGCGGGCATATGATTTGTTTATTCTTCCAACGTCGTCTGCCGTATAAAGGAATACTCGCTGGATGCCGTCTTTTTCTTCGAGCAAGCGGGCGTTGCGCGTTTCACGTGCGAGCAGCGTGTTGCTGGTCCAGACCGTTCCGCAAAATACAGCCGTGGCGTTGGTGCTGGCGCGCATGGGTTCGAATTTCTTGTCATAGATACCAGGTAGAATGTCCTGTGCTTCGTTGACGATCAAGAGCAGGCTGGCAGTCGCTCCGACGACGTTAGCCTGGCCATCGCCAGACAGGAACGAAGTTCGGCACAATCCAACAGTGCGTATGAAATCAGAGCGTTTGCCCCACAGTGGTTGTGTGATGTTGTTCATCGTCATGCGGTTGTCGAGACGCATGATTGCGTTGATTGTTTGCGGCTTGTAGGTTGGATTGACTTCAACGATGCCTGCGTCTGCCCAGGCGCAGCAGGTCATGAGATAAGCTTTCAGGTGTGCCATGAGTTCATCTTTTCCGGATTGACGGGGGAAAATAACAACGAAGGTCATGCCTTTGGCTTGTTGGACTGAATTGACAATGGCATTCCCGGCAGCTACTTGATACTTGCGTAGTTTGATCCCGCCTGCTTTTGAAAAAATATCCAGGCTGCCCAGCGAGTGACGAAAATTGGTGATAGAACGTTCTGGTTCGGTCATTGTTGAACCTTCTCCCATTTTGGGTGGTCCATGAATATTGCAGTAACGGCGTTTCGGGTGGTGGTGGTGATCCGGCCCGTCAACCATGCCTGTATACGGACGATGTTGGCAACTTTCATGATCATGTCACTCATACAAAGAAGCTGGCTCAAGGCTGCCTTACCATAATGGGTGCCTTCCAGTTTTAAAGCCAGGCCGTTGATATGAACGCGAAGAAGGGCGATCTCTCCGTCGAGTTCTTTTCCCATCTGAACGAGGACACCGGCATCCTCGGGGGTGAAGCGTTTGGCATAGATACCATGCTTGAAAGCATTCTTATTACCAGGCTGGGCGCCGCCTTTGCGAGTGGTCATGGTAGCTGCCTCCACTGTGCTATTTGAGCAGCTACCATCATGGTAGCTGCCTCCACTGTGCTATTTGAGCAGCTACCATCATGGTAGCTGCCTCCACTGTGCTATTTGAGCAGCTACCATCATGGGACGAAAAAAGACTTGATCAATGCGATCAGGGCGAGAAATCCACCGGCGCCGGTCAGGATGCCGGCCAATGTCATGCCCGCGCGCAGGCGCTGTTCATGGTCATCGAACGTCTTTTCGATCTCGGTATGCGTTTTGCAGTGCTCGGCCTGGGCAGCCTCCATCAGCGCCAGGCGTTTGTCGAGGCGGTACCAGAGTTCCGGAATGGTCGAGGGTGGGTGATTGTTTGTCATAAAGTGTTTTACCCGTATGCTGCGCATGAGATTGACACGGGAAGGCTTAAAAACAAAGCACGGGAGAGTAAAGCCTTCCCGTGCCTGTTTATATTATAGAACAATTGTTCTATTAAGTCAAGAGGGAAAAGAGATTTACTACGAGGTCATGAATACAAAAAGTGGAATTGAGGATCCCCAAAGGGGATGCTGTTGTGGATTGAGGTTTTTGGGGAGATGGGAGTGGACTATAATTGGGCGTGAGATCCTCAGCCAAGAAAAAGATGAGGGCGAATGAGCACACCTGACAGTATCCGCCAACTGGTAGCAAGATTTGAAGAACACCGGGATTCTTATCGCGCCGGGAAGTATAACGAAACACAGTTGCGACGTGAATTCTTGGATCCGTTTTTCGAGACTTTAGGATGGGATGTATTCAATAAGCAAGGATATGCCGAAGCCTATAAAGATGTCATTCACGAAGATTCGCTAGAAGTGGAAGGCGCAACCAAAGCCCCGGATTACTCTTTCCGGATCGGTGGAACGCGCAAGTTCTTTGTGGAAGCCAAGAAACCGGCAGTCAATATTGAATATGATATCTATCCAGCTTTCCAGTTGAGGCGCTATGCCTGGTCGGCTACATTGTCTTTGAGCGTCTTAACCGATTTCGAGGAATTTGCGGTTTACTAAAGCAAAAGCAAACCGGATAAAAGCGACAGCGCCGCGACCGGGCGGGTGCTGCTGCTGAATTATAAAGATTACCTGACAAAATGGGATGAGATCGCGGCCATTTTTTCACGGGAGGCGGTTCTCAAGGGAT